AGACGTGCTATCTCACAAGAAAAAAATGCTGATGGTATTAGACGCTCTAGGTGGGCGATTATTCGTAATACCAACCCACAGCTTAGAACCACTACAATAAAGACATGGCTTGATTGGTTTCCTGAGAATGTATGGGGCAAGTTTAACTGGTCAGTTCCATACACACACCACATCAAACAATCAGACCTTGACCTTGAAGTTATCTTTTTAGCTCTTGATAGACCAGAAGATGTAAAGAAACTCTTGTCATTAGAGCTTACTGGCATCTGGGTAAACGAGGCTAGAGAAATACCAAAGTCTATTATTGATGCCTGCACAATGCGTGTAGGTCGTTTCCCTTCTATGAAAGATGGCGGCTGTACTTGGACAGGTGTTATCTGTGATACAAACGCTCCAGAGGAGGATCATTGGTGGCCGATAATGTCAGGCGAAGTTCCAGTACCAGACCACATTCCCAAAGAAGAAGCCAAGATGCTTATCAAGCCAGACAATTGGCAATTCTACACACAGCCTGCAGGAATGTTAGAGAAGAAAGACCAAGAAGGGAATGTTACAGAGTACGCTCGAAACGAGAACGCAGAGAACGCAAGCAACATGAGAGCAGACTATTACAAGAATATCGTAATGGGGAAAACGAAGAGTTGGATTGATGTATATGTAATGAACAAACTAGGGAGTATCAAAGATGGCAAACCCATTTATCCCATGTTTGCACCTGATGTACACATCGCAAAAGAAGAAATACCAGTTGCGGCAGGTATGCCTGTATATATTGGCGTTGATTTTGGTCTTACTCCTGCTTGCGCTATAGCCCAAAAAGTGCGTGGACGTTGGCTTATATTACATGAGATAGTTGCTTTTGACATGGGCATTGTCAAATTCTCAGAAATATTAAGACAGGAATTATCTACTCGCTATGGGTTATGCGAAGCGATCATCTTTGGCGATCCGTCTGGCGATTTTCGCGCGCAGACGGATGAATCCACACCTTTTCAAATTCTACGCGGAGCTGGCCTCAACGCCCGCCCTGCCCCATCTAATGATGTATCTCTTAGGCTTGAATCTGTTTCTGCGCCACTCAATAGAATGGTCGAAGGACAATCTGGTTTATTGGTTGACCCTCGTTGTCGCAATATAATTAAAGGCTTTGAAGGTGGTTATCAGTATAGAAGATTGCAAGTATCTGGTGAACGCTTTGATGATAAGCCAGATAAAAACCACTTCTCTCACATACATGATGCATTGCAATACTTAATGCTTGGTGCAGGTGAAGGAAGACAGGTAATGCATAATATGAGCGCAACCAAAGGCTCGTTCCAAGCCAAGCGTGACTATGATGTATTTGCTCGTCAGCCTCGTAAAAGAAGACAAGGGCTTTGGGCTAGAATGTAATTTGTGCGTTGTCATGCATTTATGCAGGGCATAAGTATAACTTAAAGGAGTTTTATAATGTGCTTATCTAGACCTTCAAGACCATCTACACCTGCGGTAGACCCTAGTGTAAAGGCGATGCGAGACTCTCAGGAAGAAGCAGAGCGTAGAAAAATAGCTGACAATAAAGAAGAAGCATTACAAGAACGTGTGCGCAGAATGCGTGGCGGCTCTGGTTTACGCTCATTACTTACAAGTAATCGTGGTGGTTTGGGTTATTATAGCGAGACACTTTAATGCACGCAAAACATATGCTTGAGAAATATGAGCGTGCTAAAACACATCGCGCTCACTTCGAATCTTTATTTGAAGAATGCTATGAATATGCATTGCCTATGCGCAAAAGTTTCTTTCATGAATCTGTAGGTCAAAGAAGAGACGATAAGATATTTGATGAAACTGCTGTTGTTGGCACACAAGAGTTTGCATCTCGTTTGCAATCTGGACTTGTTCCTAACTTTGCACGATGGGCAGATTTTGTTGCAGGCTCGGAAATACCAAAAGACCAAGCAGATGAAGTTAATAATCAGCTTGATGAGGTAACTGAGTATGTATTTGAAGTAATACAAAATTCAAACTTTGGGCAAGAAATACATGAAAGCTTTATGGATTTGGCTGTTGGGACAGGCATCCTCCTTGTCGAAGAAGGTAATGCCGTTAATCCAGTACGCTTTAACGCTATCCCTTTACCATCTGTGGTGTTGGATACTGGACCTGATGATAGTATTGACCACGTTTATAGAGAACGTGAACTCAAATATATTGAAATCCCTGTGGCATACCCGAAAGCGAGCCTTCCTGAGAAGGTACAACGCTCAGTGCAAACGACCCCCGAATCTAAGGCTAAGATTCTGGAGGTAGTTTGTAGAAACTATGAAAAGAAAAACGAAGATAGATATGACTATTATGTTATTGATAGAACTCATGGTGAGCAAATTTACTATGAACAGTTTAGTGGTGTAGGTGCTAATCCATTTGTATGTTTTCGTTGGTCTAAAGCGGCAGGTGAGATTTATGGCAGAGGTCCACTTGTTAATGCATTAAGCGCAATTAAAACAACCAATCTTACCATTGAGCTTGTATTAGAAAATGCACAGATGGCCATCTCTGGTATATATCAAATGGATGATGATGGGGTTATTAATACAGATACAATAAACCTCGTTCCAGGAACGATCATCCCAAAGGCGCAAGGCTCACAAGGTTTACAACCTATACGTCCTGCAGGAAGCTTTGATGTTGCCAATCTTGTGCTTGGTGATATGAGAACAAATATTAAACGTGCTTTATATAATGATATGCTAGGCGATCCTAATAAAACACCTGCTTCTGCTACAGAAGTTGCAGAAAGGATGGCTGACTTATCAAGACGTATTGGCTCTGCCTTTGGCAGATTACAAGCTGAGATGGTGCAACCTGTACTTCAACGTGTGGTTTATATTCTTAAAAAGCAAGGACGTATTGAGGTTCCCACCATTAATGGCAGAGAAGTAAAAGTACGCTCTGTATCTCCGCTTGCACAAGCGCAAGCTAATCAGGATATATCTAATGTATCTCGTTATTTGCAATTAGTAGGTGGTACGTTTGGTCCTGAGTTATTAAACCTTCTTGTTTCTTCAGAAGATGCGGCTGTGTATCTGGCTAAAAAGTTTGGAGTGCCAGATAGTCTTATTAGAGACAATGCTCAACGACAACAAATATTAGCCGCCGCACAGCAGATGGCTATGCAACAACAACAGCAAGGTATGATGAATGACCCAACATCTGGGAATTGATGGACTGCCACGTTCAAAAGACGAAGACGAACAAATATCACAAAACTTTGAAAGCTTATTTAAAACACCGACAGGCAAAGCGGTGCTTGGCTATTTGCGTTCTGTAACAATTGAAATGATTGCAGGCTCAAATGCAACTGATGAAGAGTTACGTCACAGAGAAGGACAACGCTTCTTGGTTGCTATAATGGAAAAACGTATTCAACATGGACAAAGGATAAAGCAAAATGGATGATGTTGTAGATAATGTAGAGGCGCAAGCTGAAGCACCTACACGACCTGAGTGGTTGCCAGAAAAATTTAAAACACCAGAAGACTTAGTTAATTCATATTCTTCTCTTGAAAGCAAACTTGGGACAAGCCAAGAAGAAATAAAGTCTTCATTAATAGCTGAGTTAGAAGCTGAAGCATTGCAAAACAGACCTGCAAGTGTAGGTGATTATACTATTCCAGAATCTTTAGATGAAGGTCTTGTTAATGATAATGATTTGTTTCAATGGTGGGCTAATCATTCTTTTGAAAACGGTTATGGTCAAGATGAATTTGAAGCAGGTATTCAAAAATATGCAGAGTTCTATGAAGCAATGCAACCTGACCTCGATTCTGAAAAATCAAAGCTAGGCGATAATGCAGATGCTCGTATTCAAGCTGTTGATTTATGGGCTAATAAATTCTTCCCAGAAGAATTATCTGATGCTGTATTAACACTCGGTCAGTCTGCATCTGGCATACAAGCTTTAGAGTTTCTTATGGAAAAATTAAATACATCACAGATAAATAATAATACGCAACCTGCGGCTAGTTTAACTCAGGATGAATTAAATTCTATGATGCAAGACCCACGTTATTGGAATCCTTCAAAGCGTGATGCAGGTTATGTAAAGCAAGTACAAGATGGATTTTCCAAAATCTACGGATAAATACTTTCATAAAAATGGGCGCGTAACGTTAATGCATTCAACGCATGAGCATGCACAGTATGTACAATCACGTTTGCGCCCTAATGATTTAAAAGAATGTGAGATACATAATGTAACGCCATTCATTGCTTTACATGCACCTGTTATGGAAAAAAATGGTATTGCTCTTACTGCTCTTTATGATGATGAGCCTGTTGCAATGTTTGGCGTTGTGCCATTTGATGAGGCATTAGGTGATTTGGATATGGGTACGATATGGATGCTTGGCACAGAAAGACTGAACCATTTACAAAAATCATTTTATAAAACTACAAAGCAGTTCGTTGATTGGGCTGTAACCAAATATGATTATGTTGAAAACGTAGTTCCATTA